TCTGCCTTTCCCTCTCCGATGCAGTCCGAGATTCACCAAGACAGTCCATTTACAGCCAGACCAGTCGTGAATTAACCCGATGCCGGCCAAGCAGTCCAAAGCCCTACGAGGGGCAACCAAACCAAGGCTTGCCAGCATTCCATTAAAGGGCGCTAACAAGCTGCAAGATGTCAAAGACCTATGCACGATCATAGATATGCCGCTGCTACCTTGGCAGGAGTACGTCCTCAAGGACATGTTGGCCGTGGACAAGAAAGGCATGTGGATTCGCAAGACAAACCTGCTTCTTATCGCTCGACAGAACGGAAAGACCCACTTAGCTCGTATGCTTATCTTGGCTCACCTGCTTAAATGGGATAGTAAGAATGTCCTTATCATGTCTTCTAATAGAAGCATGGCCCTGGACACCTTTAGACAAGTCGCTCAAGTATTGGAGAATAATGACCACCTCAAAGGCTTCGTTAAACAGATCAGGTACGCCAACGGCACAGAGTCTATTGAGATGCTGGACGGAAGAAGGCTGGACGTTGTTGCGGCAACTAGAGATGGCTCTCGCGGAAGAACTGCAGACTTCCTCTTCATTGACGAACTCCGAGAGATTAACGAAGAAGGATATAGAGCGGCTATCCCTACAACTAGAGCGCGTCCAAATGCTCAAACGCTTCTTACCTCAAATGCAGGAGACGCTTTCTCGGTAGTCCTAAATGGCATGAGAGAAAGGGCGCTAGAGAACCCACCAAAGAGCTTTGGTTATTATGAGTATTCGGCTCCCCAATATTGCAAGATTACAGATCGTGTTGGTTGGGCTCAAGCCAATCCAGCACTCTCATATACGATAAGTGAGGAATCCCTTGAAGAAGCAGTTGCGACAAGCCCGATTGAAAACACTAGAACTGAGTTGCTCTGCCAATGGATTGACTCTCTTGCTAGTCCGTGGGCTCATGGAATCCTTGAGGAGACAAGCGACTCAACACTCACGATTCCTGTGGGCGGTTATACAGTATTTGCATTTGATGTCAGTCCGTCTCGCCGTAATGCAAGTTTGGTTGCTGGACAGATACTCCCAGATGGTCGCATCGGAGTTGGAATTCTACAGACGTGGGAGTCACAGGTAAGCGTTGATGATCTAAAGATTGCGGTGGACATTAAGGCATGGGCTGACCAGTATCGCCCGCGCCAAATCTGCTACGACAAGTACACAGCCCAGTCGATTGCGGACAAGCTCTCTAACGCTGGACAAATCGTGCAGGACATCTCTGGGGCATCCTTTTATCAGGCATGCGGAGACCTTAACGACAGCCTCAACTCAAAGCGGCTTGTACATGCGGGTCAGGAGAACTGGATTCAGCAAATGAATAACTGCGCAGCCAAGGTTAATGATTCGGCTTGGCGCATTGTAAAGCGCAAGAGCGCGGGCGATGTCTCTGGAGCGATTGCAACCGCCATGGTTGTTCACATGCTTTACAAACCACAACAGGTAGCGGCCATATACACAGAATAATCTATATGTAGTGTATAATTGCGACCTATGGGTCTCTTTTCGCGTAAGCCGCAAGTAATTGAAGCACAAGCCGCCCCGCACATTATGGGCGATAACCTTAACTCAATTTACAGCTTTACCTTCCCAGTTATCTCACGCCGCGATGCCATGAGCGTTCCAGCTCTTAAACGTTGCCGCGATCTACTTTGCACAGTTGGCACAATTCCTCTTGAGTATAAGAAGAAGTCCACAGGCGAAGAAATTGCTGCACCTCGATGGGTTCACCAACTCTCCAAGTCACAGCCACAGTTTGTAACAATAAGCTGGTTGGTTGATAGCCTTCTTATGTATGGGCAAGCTTTTCTTGAAATTGTTGAAGTTTATCAGGAAGATGGAAGAGGCGCTTCTTTCGAGTGGGTATCTAACACACGCGTCACCTTTGACCTAGATGTGCATAACGTGTATGTAACACAATACTATGTGGATGGCTCACCTCGCCCAATGTCAGGTTTAGGATCACTTGTAACGTTCCAAGCTTTTAACGAAGGCATACTTAATGCTGGCTCTCGTACTATCCAGTCAGCGATTGACATTAACAAAGCCGCTTCCATCGCGTCCGCAACTCCCATGTCGAGTGGCATATTACGGAATACAGGGGCTGACCTTCCGCCAGCAGAAGTTTCAGGATTGCTTGCAGCTTGGAAGCGCAGCCGTCAGAATAACTCTACTGCTTACCTCACTAGCACTCTTGAGTTCCAGTCCACACAGTTCTCACCTAAAGACATGATGTACAACGAGGCAATTCAGAACCTAGCCACAGAAATTGCTCGCCTCTGCGGCATCCCTGCTTACTATGTTTCAGCGGATCAGAACACATCTATGACTTACGCCAATATCTTGGATGAAAGAAAGCAGTTGGTAGCCCTTGCTTTCCAGCCTTACATTTCAGCTATTGAATCTCGCTTGTCTATGGATGATATTTCAACCGCAGGGCATTACGTCAAGTTTGCACTTGATGACTCATTCCTTCGTACAGAACCAATGGAGCGACTTCTTGTAATTGAGAAGATGCTTGAACTTCAACTAATTACAACTGAACAAGCGATGGAAATGGAAGATTTAACTCCAAACGGAAGTGAGACAATATAATGGAAACCTTGTACATCGAAGCCGCCTCTATTGAGTGCAGCGAAGAACGCCGAGAAATTTCTGGCAAAATCGTTCCAATGGGAACGGGTGAAATTGGTCAGACAAATCTAGGCGCATACACATTTGCTGCTGGCTCTATCGAAATTGCTGATCCGACAAAGATTAAGCTGCTGTCACAACACGACATGAAGAAGCCAGTTGGTCGCATGACTTCGGCAGAAGTCCGCGAAGATGGCATTTATGCAACCTTTAAGTTGTCACGTTCATCAGGTGGCAACGATGCGCTTGTCATGGCACAGGAAGGACTTGTGTCTGGCTTGTCAATCGGCGCAGAGATTATTTCATCTAAGCCATCACGCGATGGCTACACAGTCGTAACAGCGGCGAAGTTAAAAGAAGTTTCTCTAGTCACAGAAGCGGCGTTTAAGTCTGCGGAAGTTCTAGAGATCGCAGCAGAGGAAGTTACCCCTGCTGAAACTCCAACTACAGAAAGCGAGACAGCCCCCGTGGAAGAATCAACCACTCCAGCAGTCGAAGCAACACCAGTAGAAGCTGCGGCTGTGGAAGCTGCTCGCCCTACTGTTCAGGCAATGATGTACACAACACCAAGAATTGAAGTTACAAAGCGCAATTACTTGGAAAACACACTTAAGGCTAATGTCTTTGGTGACGATGAATCACGTCAATGGCTACGCGCTGCTGACAACGATCAGACAACAGGTGCAGGATTTATCCCAACACCACAAAGCACACAGCTCCTCAACTTCCTTTCAAACGCAGATCGTCCGATGATTGATTCGGTCTCTCGTGGCACAATGCCAGAGTTTGGAAAAACATTCGAGTTGCCAAAGATTACTGAAGTTCCTCTTGTTGACCAGATTGACGAGAATGGCGCAGTAACAGAGTCACAACTTGAAGCATCATTTATTACAGTTACAAAGAAGTCATTTAAGGGTCGCGCAATTACCACTCTTGAACTTCTTACAAACTCAACACCTGCATTCCTTGATGAACTGCTTGTCCAAATGGAATATGCCTATGCTAAAGATACAGAAGAGTTTGTAACTACAGCAATTCAGGGCGCAGGAACACTTAACGCAACAGCACAGGCTAATTCAGCAACAGGATTGTTAAGTTATGTTGCAAGCGCAGCAGCGGCAGTTTATTCTGCATCACTTGGCTTTGCGCGCAACATGATTGTTACTCCAGAACAATGGGCTAACATTATGTCGTACAACGATGCAGGACGCCCAATTTACATTGCTGCAAATCCTCAAAATAATGCTGGAGCGCTATCACCTACAAGTTTGCGCGGCAACGTAGCAGGACTTGACTTGCGCGTATCTCGCTACATGAAGGGTTCTGGCGGAGTTGGCACAGCCGATTACTCAATGGCTGTAATTAACCCAGATGCTTACACATGGTATGAGGGCGCTCGTCAGCAACTTCGTACAAACATTAACTCTGACGGAACTGTAGATATTCTACTATTCGGTCAGGGCGCACTTGCCACTAAGTTAGCGGCTGGCGCAAACTGGTTTAACCTAACCTGATAACACCCTAAGTCGCTTGGCGGGTTACCAGAGCCCTTGTAGCCCGCCAAGTCTTTAGAAAGGATAACAATGAGCATCACAACAGTCGCAGAGCTTCGTACCGCACTAGGTATTGGAACTCTCTATACTGATGCCGTATTGCAGTCAGTCTGCGATGCCTCTGATGATGTCTTGTTGCCTTTTCTATGGACAAACGTACTTCCAGCAACAGGTCATTCTAATAACGGCACAGCAGGGGTCTTATACTTCAACGATTACGTTGAGGACGTTTTCTATGTCGGGCAGACAATTACAGTCACAGGTTGTGGATCAGCTTTTAACGGCTCAAAGACAGTCAATGCAGTCAATGGAAAAAGCATTGACATTACAACAACTCATGCGGCTAATGTCGTTAAGACTTTTCACCCCATCTACCCTTATGGTCAGGTAGCGGCAACTACTTATACAGATTACTCAAGCAAGCCAGCAGTACAGGAAGCTAGTCTTATGATCAGCGTTGCTATCTGGCAAGCGCGTCAAGCGCCAACAGGTCAAGGCGTATCTATTGACGGCTACGCACCAAGCCCCTACACAATGTCTAATCAGCTTATGGCTCGCGTTAGAGGATTATTGGCACCTTTCTTGAGCCCTAACTCTATGGTGGGCTGATGCCAGCGATAACAACCCTTCGAGCTTCTATAGCTTCGGCACTTACTGACAATACCAAGTGGAGCGTGTTCTCGTTCCCACCTGCTACGCCTATTGCTAACAGCGTCATTGTCAGCCCTGCTGATCCATACATCACGCCTACCAATAATGACCGCACATCAGTCGCGCCACTAGCCAACTTTACTATTACTATCCTTGTGCCATTACTGGACAATCAGGGAAACCTTGCAGGAATTGAAGATGATGTGGTTCGAGTCTTTCAGCTCTTGGAAGCCTCATCTATCGTGTTCAATGTAGGAACTGTGTCCAGCCCTAAAGTGCTGAACCTGCCTACAGGAGACTTGCTGGCTTGCGACATTGCAATCAGCACACTTACGGAATGGAGTTAAATCATGACCGATTTAGCACAATGGGAAAAAGAGAACGAAGCCTTCCTGATTAAAATCGGTCAGGTTGCTTCTAAGCCAGAAACAAAGCCAGCTACTAAGAAAGATGAGGAATAAACCACATGTCAGTATATCTAAGCAATGGTGTAGTTCTAACTGTTAATGCGGTTGATCTATCATCACTCGTATCATCAGTAAGCATTTCAAGAGCGTTCGATGAACTCGAAGTGACAGCAATGGGCGATTCAGGACACAAGTTCGTTAAGGGTCTTGAAGCATCATCCATCACAATCGACTTCTTTAATGATGAGGCAACATCTAAGACACTCCAGACATTGCAGGCAGTATGGGGAACAAACACAGTAGTAACAGTCAAGCAGACATCTGCCGTTACTTCTGCGACAAACCCACTTTACACAATGACCTGCCTTGTCAATAACACAACCCCAATCAACGGCGCAGTTGGAGACCTTTCAACACAGTCCGTAACATGGAACGTATCAGGTACAATCGCAGTAACAACATCGTAAGAAGGAGATAAGGGCTATGGCAAAACTCAAAGTAACAAGGGCTGACGGACAAGTGCAGGAGTTCGAGATAACTCCAGTCTTGGAGTACAGCTTTGAGAACTACGCCAAGAAGGGCTTTCACAAAGCCTTGATTGAAGATCAGAAGCAGTCAGACGTGTACTGGCTCTGCTGGGAAGCAATTAGACGTTCGGGTGAAACAGTCAAGCCTTTCGGTGAAGACTTCCTTGCTACTCTCAAGAGTGTCGAGGTCTTAGAGTCTGACCCTTTAGGTTAGATCGGAACTCCCTCACCTATCTCGCAGCTCGATTGAGTTATGAGTATGGAGTTCCGTTCAACACCATCGTGGAACTTCCTTCGATGGCTTTTAAGGCTCATGTACAGGTATTAAAGGACATAGCAAAGGAGCAAAGCGATGCCAACAAAAATCCAAGGCGTAATCGCTTATCGTAAAGCCCTTCGCCAATTTGAACCTGACCTAGCCAAAGAAACAACCAAAGAGATAACTGCCTTCCTTAAGCCAGTAGTTAAGGATGCGCGCGGTTATTTACCATCAAACGCAGAAGCTCCAAGCGGATGGTTGAAGCGTCGTAACGCTAAAGGTCGCTGGGCTAATCGTTATTATGAGGCCACAATTGCCCGCCGCAGTATCAGTTACAAGACAAGCCCTAGCAAAGCCAATCGTTCAGGCTTTAGAGCTTTGGCATCTATATTTAATAAAGGCGCTGCTGGCGCTATCTATGAGACCGCTGGACGCAAGTCTGGAGTAACTGGAAAGTTCACACCCAAACTCGGTGGACAACTCAAGGGCGATAAGCCAAAGATGACAGGTCGCGCAATCTTCAGAGCCTTTGAGGAAGATCAAGGCAAAGCCACAGCAGGAGTAATCAAAGCGATTGAGCGTTCAGCCGCTATTTTCAATGCGAAGGTGAAGAAGTAATGGCAGACTTAAGAGTAGATATTGCGGCGGAGTTCGTTGGCAAGAAGGCGTTTAAGGATGCTGACAATGCCGCCCTTAGACTAGATAAGACAATTAAAAAGCTGGGGCGCACCCTTGGCGTTACCCTTGGCGCTTCTGCCATCATTGCTTACAGCAAGGCATCAGTTAAAGCCTTTTCTGATGACGAAGCCGCAGCTCGCAGATTATCTAGCGCAGTTGATAACCTTGGTCTTTCCTTCTCTAAGGTACAAGTTGCAACCTTTATATCAGACCTAGAGCGCACAGCTTCTATTGCCGATGACGTTCTGCGTCCAGCCTTCCAATCTTTGCTCAACATAACTGGATCACTTACCAAGTCTCAAGAGCTTCTTAACAATGCTATTCAGATTAGCCGCGCATCAGGCGTTGATTTAGCCACAGTAACTAATGACCTTGGCAAAGGGTATGTCGGGATTACTCGTGGGCTTATCAAGTACAACACAGGACTTACAAGGGCAGAGCTACAGACCAAGGGCTTTAATGAGATTCTAGGCATCATGCTGGCAAAGTCAGCAGGAGCAGCACAGGATTACCTCACCACTACATCATTCAAGATGGACACCTTGGCTCTTGCATCAGAGAACGCCAAGGAAACAATCGGCAAAGGCTTGGTTGATGCTTTTGCTCGTATAGGCGGTGGCACAGAAGCCAAGGATGCTGCTAAGGCAATTGACAACATTGCCAAGGCTGTGAACGGCGTAACGCTTGTGCTAGGCACAGCAATCGGCTTGGTCAATAAGTTCCGTCAGGGCTACACAAACTTCCTTATGGATCCGCTAGGTACTGGCATGGGTGGCGCTGCTGCGTCATCTACTAATCGTTCAGCATCTCCAGCAGGTACAGCAGTCCGACTACGCCAGCAACGCGAAGCGGAAGCAGCTGCAGTTAAGAGAGCCAAGCAAGTTGCAGACCTAACTAAGAAGCAGGTTGCATCTACCAAGGCACTTACAGCCGAGCAGAAGAAGCAAGCCTCACTTAAGAAGTCTGGCACAGTCTTTGACCTTGAGCAGATTCAGATAGTTGCAGCTCTTAAGGGAAGAGTTACAAAGGAAGAAGAACTCCGCTTACAGGCTCAACTGGCTTTGCTCAACGGCAATGCTGACCTAGCAAAGAAACTCACAGACCAGATTCTTATGGCTCAAGATTCAACTGGCAACCTTTCCAGATTTCTTGCAGCATTACCTAATGCTCGTAACCCATTCGAGTACCTCGATGCTTACCTAAGTTACTTGGCTGGCAAAGCAGCCGCTATTTCCGTTGGTACTCCATTCGGACAAGCTGCGCCAAGCCTAAACGCTGCTCCAGCGCCCGTACCAGCGACCAATGTCCCTACTAATCCATCAGACGGCATGATTACGTACAACACCCGCACAGGTCTTAACTACAACCCTAACGCTAACAATGTAGTAGTTGAGTTAAAGATTACAGGCGAAGGCGATGTAACCAACGCTATCGCTAAGGGCTTACAGAACCAGTCACTATCTACTGGAGATTCTGCTTATATCAACCGCAGAACTGGTGGCTTTGCGGGATGACGCTACCTGCACAGATAGCGGTCAGCTTTGACTTTTCTGGCGGCGCTACCTTTTCATCGGGTTTCGTCATCGGATCACCAGATAACGGAATCATTGGCGTATCTACATTTGGTTCATCCGATGTAATCATTCCTACAGTTGATTTGACTCCTGACGTGTACAGCATTTCAATCAGGCGTGGACGTAATATCCTGAAAGATACCTACGATGCCGGTACTGCCACAGTCCGAGTCCTAGACCCTCTAGGCTACTTCAACCCACAGAACCCAGCCTCGCCTTACTTTGGCTATCTTGTGCCTTTGCGTAAGCTGCGCATCTCTGCCACCACAGCTACAGCAGACCATTTCTTATTTTCTGGCTATGTCAATGACTACCGCTATACCTTCCCTGTAGGGCAGGAGACAGCCTATGTGGACATCTTGTGTACAGATGGCTTCCGTCTCTTGCAGATGTCTAATATCGCCACAGTAGCCGACACAGCGGCAGGGCAGACCACAGGCACACGCATTAACAAGATTCTCGATGATGTCCAGTTCCCAAACTCCATGCGATCTATCGCTACAGGAGATGCCACCTGTATTGCAGACACAGGCACAGTACGCACAACTCTTGATGCCATTAAGAACGCAGAGTTCTCTGAAGGGCTTGGAGCGTTCTACATGAGCCCTGATGGAACTGCCGTCTATAAGTCTCGTAGCGAAGTCACTTCTAGCCTTGGCGATACAGCGACAGCCTTTAACCAGACCACAGGCATCCCCTACCGCAATGTAAAATATGCGTTTGACGACAAGCTTATTATTAACGATGTCAGGTTCACCCGCACAGGCGGCACAGTTCAGAACGTATTTAGCCAGACCTCAATTGACAAGTACTTCCCTCATGGCTTAAACCAAGAGAACCTCATCGCTGAGACAGATGCGCAGGTATTAGGCGCAGCACAGAACTATGTCAATACCCGCAAGGAAACTACGATCCGTATTGACGAGATGCTGGTGGACTTACTAGACCCAGACGTGCCAACTGACACCCTTATTGGGCTTGACTACTTTGACAACCTAGACATCACAAACGTCACCGAGTCAGGCTCGACAATCCAGAAAACACTTCAGGCGCAGGGCTTCGCTTGGGATATAACAGCTAACAAGATGCAAGTAGCAATTACAACACTTGAACCAATTATTGACGGGTTCATTTTTAATAGCAGTACATTTGGTATAATCGGCACATCAACTTTGAGTTATTAGGAGCAACATGGCAACCTTTCCAGTCACAACAGGAGACGTATTAACAGCGGCTACCTATAACAGCCTTCCAACCTTTACAGTCGGCACAGCCAACACAGCGGACTACACAGCCGTCCTAGCGGATCAGTACCAAGTCCTAGAGATTATGAACAAGGCAACAGCCATTGCCTTCCAGATTCCTACCAATGCCAGCGTAGCCTTTCCAGTAGGCACAGCCATTACAGTCCTCAACATCGGCGTAGGCACATGCACAATTAGCGCAGTCACATCAGGCACTACCACAGTTCTTTCAGCGGGCGCAGTAGCCGCTGCTCCTACCCTTGGACAGTACAAGTCTGCCGTCTGCATCAAGACAGCAACCGACACTTGGTATGTGGTAGGCGCAATTGCTTAATCAGATAGCTGCGATTCACGGAATAGGCGTGCCGCCTATTCCGCCTGAAACCAACTCCTATGAGTCTATTGCCACAGTCCTAGTGGGTTCTGGTGGTTCTAGCACTATCAATTTTAACTCAATCCCTAGCACTTATAAGCATCTTCAAATCCGTTGCGCTGTATTGACAACTGCTGGCGGTATTAACATTCAGTACAACAGCGACACAGGCTCAAACTATACTTATCACCAGTTATATGGCTTAGGTTCTTCTAACGCCCTCTCAAACGCTGGAACATCACAAACCGCAGGCTTTATTGGTTTTAACAACGCTTCAGGAAGTAATCCGACTGCAATCGTGTGTGACATCTTGGACTATCAGAATACAAATAAATACACCACACATAGATCACTAGCTGGAACTGATACAAACAGCAACGCTGGAACTTTGACCTACTTCTCTGGGCTTTGGCTTAATACTGCGGCGGTCAGCACCATTGATATTAAAGGCACATTTGCGCAGCACTCATCGTTCGCACTATATGGAATTAAGGGATAACAATGCCTAGCACATACACCCCGATACAAACTACAACGCTTGGAAGCGCACAGGCTTCTTACACCTTTACTTCAATTTCGGGAACTTATACAGACCTTCTTTTGGTTATTGTTCCTAAGAATACTGGCGGTCTTGATTCCTTTGGTCTGCAATTTAACGGGGATACAGGCTCGAATTACTCTAATACTTTGATGACTGGCAACGGATCAACGGCAACATCATCTCGTCAAACCAGTCAAACCGAATTAAATATAGGACTTATATCCACCAATGATGGGGTAAACCTAATTCAAATTATGAACTATAGCAATGCCACAACATACAAAACAGCCCTAGGTCGAGGTAATGTAGCAGCAGAAATGACTCGAGCAGTAGTGGCTATGTGGCGTTCTACTGCTGCGATAACTTCTATTCTTTGTAAAGCAGGTAGCGGCAATATGTCTGCTGGAACTACCCTAACCCTATACGGAATAAAGGCGGCATAATGCCTAATACATTTGAGTTAATTGCATCTTCTACAGTCGGTTCAGGCGGGGCTGCTTCTATTCTTTTTAGCTCTATTCCTTCAACCTATACAGACATAGTTGTTAAATTATCGGTGCGCTCAGCAAGAGCATCAGTCGGTCCGTCTATTGGCGTAAAGGTTAATGGTTCTACTTCTAACTTGACTGGCAGAGCCCTTACTGGCGATGGCGCAGCCGCCACTTCAACCACTAAGACAAACGGCTATGTTGGTCAAGCAACAGGAGCAAACGCTACCGCTAGCACTTTTGGAAACCTTGAGGTTTATTTCCCAAATTATGCTGGCTCTACAAACAAATCTTTCTCTTCTGATTCTGTAGGAGAAAATAACGCCACTACTGCTTATTCAGATTTGGTCGCTGGGTTGTGGAGTCAAACCGCGGCAATTACATCTTTAGAGTTCTACGACATCGGCGTAGGAGATTTTGTTCAATATTCAACCGCCTACCTATATGGAGTAAAAAATGCCTAATCCAACACGAATCGAAATCAACTGCGAGACAGGCGTGGAGTCAATTATTGAATTGACCGATGCCGAGGTTGCAGAACTTACCTATCAGGCTGAACTAGCAGCCGAGAAGAAGGCTGAAGAAGATGCTAAAGCAGAAGCTGATGCTGCTGCTAAGGCTGCGCTGCTAGATCGTCTAGGCATTACTGCTGATGAGGCGAAGCTTCTACTGGCATGAACCCATGGCTATGCAAGGCAGGGCAGCAACTAAGGGAGCAGCTCGATGATTCGTACCCAGATCGAGATAGAACCTCGGACGGGTGGATTGGTGATGCTCGACATTCACATCTTAAGTCTGATCATAACCCAGATAAAGGTGCTAAATCAGTTGTTCGAGCCATTGACATTGACCGCGATCTCCATCGAAAGTCTAAGCCCGACCTCATGCCATACCTTGCAGACCAGATTCGACTCTGTGCGAAGTCTGGAGATTTACGAATTAAATACATTATATTCGATGGAAGAATTGCATCCAGTAAAAGGCGTTGGGCTTGGCGAAAATATACTGGAAGCAATAGCCACAAGTCTCATCTTCATATCAGCTTTACGAGCAAGGGTGATTTCGATGGCTCGTTCTTTAATATACCCATGATAGGCGGAGAATAATGAACATGAAGAACCCAGCAATCCTCACAGCAGGTGCGTTCCTAGCAGCGTGGGGTGCATCTAACTTTGCACTCGACTACCGCTCAATCCTTTGGGCTGTACTAGCGGGCGTATTCGGATACGCGACTCCTAAGCGATGACACAGAGCGACTTCTTTACCCTCTACTTTGCCACTATCGCCATCATTGGCGGTCTGGCTGGGTATGTCATTACCCATTTACTCTCTGAAATTAAGAGACTTAATTCGCGTGTCGATGAGATTTACAACATACTTCTAGACCGATAATAAAGCCATGGCTAAGAAGAAGGTCATAGACCTAGACACTTACAACGCGTTAGATCAATACGCGATTTCGATGCATGAGTTCTACAAGGCATTACGCAGAGCAGGATTCGCGGTGGATATATGCCTAGCCATTATTGTAGAACGTAGCGCATACCCTGATTGGGTTCTGCCAGAAATTCCTAATCGCATAGACCATATCCCCTACGAAGATGAGGATGACGATTAAGCGAATCGTAATACTGTCAGACCTGCAAGTGCCTTTCGAGGACGTGCATGTCACACGCAATATCGCTAAATTCTTACAGACCTTTAAGCCTGACCAGACTGTCACCATCGGCGATGAGATTGACTTCCAGACCATAAGCAAGTGGTCAGAAGGCACACCTCAAGCCTATGAGCAGAGCCTTGGCGATGATCGTGACCGATGTGTAGAGCTGCTTTGGGAACTAGGCGTTACAGATTGCATCAGGTCTAACCACACAGACCGCCTTTACAACATCATCATGAAGAAGATTCCATCATTCCTATCCTTGCCAGAGCTTCGATTTGAGAAGTTCATGAAGTTCGATGAGCTTGGCATAACCTTCCATAAGAACCCCATGGCTATTGCACCCAACTGGATAGCAGTCCATGGAGACCACACACCCATCAAGCAACTAGGGGGCTTATCAGCCCTAGAAGCGGCTCGTAGGCATGGGAAGAACGTCATCTCTGGTCATACCCATAGGGCAGGGCGTAGCGCCTTCACAGAAGCCTCTGGAGGGCGTTTAGGGCGTGTTCTGCATGGAGTTGAGGTAGGTAATCTAATGGACTTCAGACAAGCCTCATACACCAAAGGAACGGCTAATTGGCAGCAAGCCTTTGCCATCATGTACGTCAAGGGTGCTAACGTCCAAGTGGACATAATCAACATCGAGAAGAACGGCACGTTTATTGTGCAGGGCAAGGTCTATGGCAGAGTCCGCTAGCATCGCCATACCAGATTTAGGTGATGAGGCTGTGGATAACTTTGTTATACAACTGTTATCAAAATTAGCTTGGTGTCGGGTCAGGTAGGGCGTATTGTTCTTCTTGTAGGGGGAAATACCAACTACGAAAGGGGCTCAAAATGACTACAGCACAACGCGTTCTATTCGATTCACTCGGACTTAGCACATCAGATTCAGACCGCCTTATGGCAACACTCGACACAACCCTCGATGGCTCTAAGTGGTCAGAGGCTTCATACACCCAGATTGTCCGCACAGCGCAGACCTTGTTAAAGGTAGGTGCATAATGACAATCGCACAGCTCATAACCCTATTGCTGGTATTCGGATCATTCGCCCTAGGGCGATACTCTGGCTACCACGATGGCTACGTCAAAGGACGTAAAGCAGTACGCAAGTATTACGAATCTCTACAGCAGGTGAGTCGATGAATGCTAGAGACTACCTCAACGAAGCGAGAGCTACTATCCAAGACCGAGGACTTGATTACGGACACCCTAGCGATAATATGCAAAGGACAGCCGCACTCTGGAGTTCATACCTCGAAATGCCCATTACTGATTATCAGGTGGCGATGTGTATGGCATTGGTCAAAATCGCAAGAAGCATGGAAACTGCAAAGCCAGACACTTACATCGACCTTGCGGCGTACGTTGCCATA